AAGGTAAAGCGCTAGACGCGGTGTTTAAGGCTATTGACAAGGCATCTAAACTACTTGATGAGCGTGCCACAGTTAGAAAGGCTGCATAATGCCAGCTATTCGTATAGATATAGCCTCAGAGTTCAAGGACAAAGGATTTAAGAACGCTGAGAAAGCTAGCACGTCTCTTAACTCTACATTTAAGGAATTAGGCAAGACCTTATTAGGCGCTTTATCTGTTCGTGAAATAGTCCAATTCGGTAAAGCTTCTGTTAAGGCATTTCAAGAAGATGAGCGCGCAGCATCCAGGCTAAGTCAGACTTTAGGTAATTTAGGTCTAGCTTTTGAAGACGCTCGTGTGGCTAGTTACCTGGCGGACGTTGAAAGCGCTACTGGCGTACTAGACGACGAACTACGTCCAGCTTTCCAGCGTTTAATTACAACGACTGGCTCAGTTACTAAGTCTCAAGAACTTCTAGGTTTAGCTATAGAAATGGCGGCTGGTTCGGGTCAGAGTTTAGGTACTGTAGCAGCGGATTTAACCAAAGCATATGTAGGCCAGACAAGAAGTTTAGCTAAATATAATACTGGTCTTTCTACAGCAGAATTACAGACTGCTGGTTTTGCAGAAATTCAGGAAGTCCTGGTTAAGCAATTTACAGGACAAAACGCAGCATACTTAGACACTTTTGCAGGTAAAGTCAATATGCTGAATGTCGCATACGCCAATATGCAAGAAACCGTAGGTAAAGGTTTAGTAGACGCATTTAGCATATTGTCAGGTGAGCAAGGTATCGCTGGCGGTATAACTGCGATGGATAAATTTGGAGACTCAATAGCGAACGCTACACGTGGTATAGCTACTCTTATAGCAGGTTTCAAAGATATTAGCACCTATGGACGAACAGTTCTAGATTTATTCAAAAACTTAGACCCGTTCGCTCCACTTACGGCTATTGGCCAGATGGGTAAACAAAAGCCAGCTCCATTTACTACGCCGATGACTATTTCTGGTTCTACAGACGCTCAGGTAAAAATAGATAAGGCGCGTGCAAAAGCCGAAGCCGATGCAGCTAAGCGTGCTAAAGAATTGCTAGCATTAACTAAGAAACAAGTTAAGGCACAAGAAGCGCTCAACAAAAAGAAAAAAGAAGAAGGTTTATTAGGCGAAATAGCTAAGCGCTTTGAGATGGATAGAATTCAAATAGCCGCTGGTCTAGCTGGACAAATTAACGAAGAAGAACGCCTACGTTTAGAACTAATGCAAGCTATTCTAGATGAAGACGTAAAGCGCGCTTTAATCCTAGAAGGTCAGTTAATTAAAGCTCAGGCCGCTACGGCTGAGTTAGCTTCACTTCTCGATAGCCTAGACACGATGGTAGATGACCCATTCGCTGATTGGCCTGGCACTATCGCACGCATCCAAGAATTACTAAAACAGCTCAACATTAAAATTCCTATTGAGACGCTTTTTGCTGAAAAAGGATTACGTCTAGACCAGGATAAAATGTCAGTTACCAGACTAGACCGCATGGACGTAAACGCTAATAATGTTTACATAAACGGCCAGATGGCAGGACAGGGTAATATGCCAGGTAGTAGCACGACCCTTCCAGATGACGTATGGGCTGCATTCACCGCTGGTAATCCTCAGGTGGTCGCCGCTGTTGAAGAACACGCCGACGCCGTTGCAGCCTTAGCGGATGCAGAATTGGCTTTAGCTGATTCTTTACTAGCTGAGTCTTTTATGGGTCCAGGCGTTGAAATTAACATAAACGTAGAAGGCACTGTTATCAGTGAAGGCGATTTAGCCGAAATTATTACAGACATACAGTACGAATATCAGAAGACAGGTAAGGGTATTCTGTATGACCCGATAGCGATTTAATGTCTGTTCCTACGCTTAGAGTATTTGTAGATTTTGACTCAGACACCGCGTTCGAAGTTAATCCGTTAATTCTAGGGTCTGCTACTAAAGGCATTTTAGGGACTAACCGTTTAGGCTCTGGCACGTTGCCAGTAGAGATTACAGACTTAGTTACACGTGTAGCTATTCGCCGTGGACGCAACCGCATAACGTCTAAATTCGAGCCTGGTACGGCTGACATAGTGCTCTATGACCAAAATGGCGACTGGAACCCAGCTAACCCGAACAGCGCCTATTACCCTAATTTAGTGCCGCTGCGCCAGATTATTATTTACGCTACTTATGCTGGAGTTGACTATTACATATTCTCTGGCTTTATCTCAAAATATGACACAGGATTTAGACAAGGTAATGAAGACCTTAGCACCGTCACTTTACGCTGCGTGGACGGTTTCAAGCTTCTAGCAGGTTCGGCTGTGAGCACTATTGCAGGTTCTGGGGTTCAACTCTCAGGAGCTCGTGTAAATGCCATCCTAGACGCTATAGAATGGCCTGTAAGCCTACGTAATATAGACACTGGTGACTCTACCCTACAGGCAGACCCAGGCACCGCCAGAAACGCTTTAGAAGCCTTACAGACAGTAGAGAACAGTGAGTTTGGCGGCATCTTCTTAGACGCAGAAGGCCAGGTCAATTTTGTTAGCCGTAATAATTTAATTTCGACTCCAGCCACGGCAGTCTATTCTTTCAGCGATACAGGCAGTGCAATACCGTATAAAAATGCAGTCGTGGCTTTTGACGATACAACGCTCATAAATGACGTGACCGTTACCCGCCTAGGCGGTACAGCTCAGAACGTCTATGACCAGTCATCTATAGATAAATTCTTCTTACACTCTGGTACAAGAGAAGGCATATTAGTCCAGACAGATACCGAAGCCCTAAATCAGGCCCAGGGTATTCTTGCCACACGTAAAGACCCAGAAATCAGAATAGACAGTATTCAGCTTAACCTTTACGGCGACTCTGGTGCTGGCGAAGCGCTAGCTGGAGTAGACATAGAATTACTAGACGGCGTTGTGGTCACGAAGACCATGCCTGGCTCATCCAGCGTGACTCAGCCCAGTCTAGTTAATGCAATTCATCACGACATTACTAAGTCGTCCTGGATGACGACCCTATACACCTCTGAGCCATTACTAGCTGGTTTCGTGTTAGATAGCACGATTAGCGGTATACTTGACTCGGACGTGCTGAGCTACTAAGGAGAAATAATGGCAGGAGCAGGTTACAAGCTCTTTAACACAGGCGACGTATTAACCGCCGCCCAGGTAAATACTTACCTAATGGAGCAGACAGTCATGGTTTTTGCCGATGCTGCTGCACGCACTACAGCTTTAACTGGCGTAGTAAGCGAAGGTATGATTTCTTATCTTAAAGATACTAATGCTGTAGAAGTTTACAACGGTAGCGCGTGGGTTGCATCCGATGACCCTAATGCTATACAAAACACAATCGTAGACGCCAAAGGTGATTTGATTACCGCCACCGCAGCAGACACTCCTGCTCGTTTAGCAGTCGGCTCAAATGGTGAAACACTTGTGGCCGATAGTTCCACTTCAACAGGCTTAAAATGGGATACACCAACAGGATGGGTGACACTTGCATCAGGTTCATTTACTGCAATTTCAACATCTTTAAGCAGTATTCCTACAACTTACAAAAATCTCCGTTTGATTATTCGCGATTATTACTCAACAACCGCTGATGACTTACTTTATTTCCGTTTTAATAATGTTTCAACGGCTGGAGTTTATACTGGAAATGTTATTTACAATTCCGCGTCCACCACTTTTGCAAGCGTTTCTGGTGCTTGGACGCTTGTTTGGTCACCAAATTTGTATTTTAACAATTCAAATGAAGCAAACTATTGCCAATTAGATTTACCAGATTATGCAAGTACCATAACAAATAAAAGAATACAAGCTTTTTATTCGCAAAAAGATGCGGGAAACACTTTTATTCAAAATGTTACTTATGATGGCACTTGGCAAGATACAAGCGCAGTAACAACAATCCTTATTGGTTCTTATAATGGTTATGCGAATTTTACTGGTTCTTATGTCTTGTTAGGAGAAAAGTAATGCCAAAAATGATTGAAGTAAATGTCGCTACAGGCAAACAAATTGAACGCGAAATGACTGCCGAAGAAATTGCAGCAATTCCAGCAAATGCGGAACAATCCACACCAAGTCTTGAAAACGGCACAATCTCGTAGGAATATGGCGAAACTTTGCAAAGCTGGGCAACAGCTTCGGGAGATGATAGATGACGCATTTCCCAGTAGAGATAGAAGTAGTGATGGAACCGCGGCGTCACCAGGACATAAGGCGCATAGTCCTAAATCTGACCACAATCCTGTGGGCCCAGAACAGATTGTACGTGCCCTCGACGTTGACGCTAATCTGGCATCCGACAAGTCCGCGACGTTCGACCTTGCTAATCAGCTTCGATTACTTGCCAGAACTGATAAAAGAATTAGCTATATCATATTTAACGGCAAAATCGCTTCCTGGGTCGGAAACTACCGATGGAGAAAATACCGCGGCATAAACCCGCATAAAACTCACATACACATTAGCTTTACAAAACTGGGCGACAAAGACGGCAGTATGTTTAACCTGCCCATTTTGACAGGAGACACAAATGCAGGAACTAAAAGCAATAGCGGCAAGCTGGG